AACAACACCCGAAACATAGGACATCGCTTGGAGCATGGCATCTTCTACTGTTCCAGTTCGTGGATTAAACTCTGGAAGCGCAATAAGAGAATATTCGCGGGCAAGGGAATATATGTCTGATGGCTGTAAGTCATTAACCGTAAGGTCAATGTATTCACTAAAATCTGGTGATGCCATTATGTATTCCTCTGCCTGAAGCCTAAACCGATTTCAACTACGCCTGATTCGGTTTCTGATATTTGAACATTATCAATCATAATTTCTGGAATGAACGCTCCAGCGGTAAACGCCAAATCTCGCGTTAATGCGGCTTGAAATGTAGGGTCTTCAATTCCGTATGTTGGAGTCAATGGCAATTCACCAGGGATAATCTGGATTGATAAAGCGAGCAATTGAGCGTAATAGTCATCTGTAAGATCTGTCAATTTTTTGACAGATCCATTATAAAATTGAATTGGAAAACGAAAAGTATCCATATGACTATTTTGCCATCTTTTTAGTCATTAGGCAGAACCACCGTGAATTGAAGTAAAAGTATTCAATGTAATCTTACCGATAACAACTAACTCGGATTTAGAATTATTCAAAAATGCACAGATAACGGTGTCATTTACTGACGGTATGATTCCAGCCCCAGAGACAACACAGGGACCAAAAGCGTAACCTGGCGCAACGGCACGAAGTTCAACATATACCTGCGTATCAACAACGCGCCTAACTATCCCATAATGAATCCCGCCTTGAAAAGGTACGGAAACAGCCTTATTTCTGGCTGTAAAGTTTGGATTCTGCATAGTTCCTACTCCTTAATGAGACCAGGGTAGTTGTGTCCAAATGAATTAGTTGAGTCATATGGTGGAATCAAAAGTTTTACAACACCTTCTTGGCGAACCGCCTTGTATATAAATGAATTCATGCCACCAGAGTAAGATTTTTTAATTTCATTGTATTTTTTTATTTTTTCACTCTTGGTTGGCAAACCATAAATAGTACTTGCTAGTGTTTTTGCCTTGGCTTTCAAAGATTCCTTAGTTATTCCAGCAGCCTGAATCCACTGTCCATCTATGTAACTATCAATTAAAGTGTTAACCGCCGATGGATAAATCTGTTTAGGACCAAGCAAATTAGTGCCGCCACTTGCACCAGATGAATCAGTTGGACCTTTTGCTGGAGTTATAGTTGTTACACCAGAAGTAGTGGTAGAAATATACCCTTCTTTAATTTTGGCAAATGCATCAGCAGAAAGCCCTCCAGCAACTGCGTATGTTCTCAGGGGAATACTAAACATGAATCCCCATAAAATATTCTCAGCCAAAGTCTTATCCGCGGCTGAAAGTTTTGTAGAAAAAGTTTTAATAAGTGACCCAACATTGGCGGTGTCGCCGCCTTCAACTAAGTATTTGGCGGCTTTCATAACTGCATCTTGAATAAGATTTGCATTAGAGCCTCCGTACCTATAATTTGCCAAAAAGTCTGTTACATACTTCTTAGAGTCGGTAGCCTTGAGTTTTGAAAAATCAGTAGCAAATTTGTTTTCTTCATCAGTATCTGGACCGCCAATTCCGTTTTCGTCACCATTCCCGCCCGAGTTTGTGGTCTCTTTTTTTGTACCGTCAGTAGAGATATTTTCTTTATTTGGGTCAACTGGTGTGCGGAACTGAACTTGGACAGGCTGAAAAGTACCCTCACTAAACTGAACATCACTAATTAAATAAAAGCCATCAAACCCATGCATCCCACCAAGAAAAATAGTCATACCAGGCCTGAGTAAAACGCCGTTTGCCCTATCTACGGTCATTGAGCCAGAGGCAGCGCGAACATCATCATCTGAGCGACGCACTGTGGGCATGTCTAGAAGGACATATTTATCTATTGCTTCTGGAAGAAAATCAACTGTTGGTTCTGGCCAGATAAAAGGAATAAACTTTATATCGCCATAAGCAAACTTAGGGTCTCCCCATTTGCCAAGAAGCCATTTTTCCGAAGCATAAAAAAGAGTATTGTCAGATACAAAACAAACAAATTCCTGATCGTCAGCAGCGCTTTGTAAAACACTCCAAACTGAGTCGTCAGTAGTACCGCTATTGGACTTGACCGTAGCCTGTTTTTTGGCATCTTTTTGCCCAACAAAGTTCATGTTGTATCGCAGTGCCATTCTTTGAGCAAGGTCATATCCCGAAATGCCGTTGAATGCTTCAGGTCGCTTGTCCCTTTTCATCAACTGAATAGCCTTTGAACGACAATCAAGTTGGTGCTTTGGATGTATGCCTTCACTTCTTGATGTTTCTACGGCTGTAATTTCAAAAAGCAATCCTTTATAAAAAGCATCTCGCCTAATTTGAAAATAATTAGCCTTAGCCATTCTGAAATCTGGGTCAATAACGCTTACTGAAACTTCAGATGACCCCGAAATAGTTAAAGAGATATTTAGTTCTGTTAGTGCTTGTACAATGTCCCTATTGGAAAATGTACCCAAGTCACCAAGACTGAATAAATTTATGTCAATGTTGTCAAAGTATGCCATTATCAGGTACCAGCATCTATATTGCCTAAAATTGCCCCACCATAAGTACTATTGCCACGAACAACTGTGTAATCCAAGAAGTCAGGAACTGGGTCTGGGTTGTCTTTTTTAGGAATATTAACAGTTGTGTTGTAGGTAATTGCAGGTAAATCAGCAACAACAACACTTGGGTTGACATTCTCAACTAATGTCATATTTGCTTCAGCAGCAGTGATCTGATTCTGTTCATTTCTACGGATAGAACTAAAATTCAAGTCAGTGATAGACCAAAAAATGTTTTTAGATGCGTCTGTCGTGCCCATCGGATTAGAAATTTGTTTATCCATGTTTGTAAAAAATACAGGACGAGCAAGGTTTGCCATGTCAAACAATAATTCCAAATCATTATCAACTGATGTAAATAAGCCATCGTTAGGAACTGCAATTAGAAACTTGATAGACAACTGTCTTGACCTAAATCTACTGAATGCAACAATCGGCATTTTGCCAGGACGAGAAATTTCCTGTAACTCTGGTCCAATATTTCCATATTGAATTTGCTGTGGAGTAAAAGGGAAAGTAAATGAAAGCATTGGTTGATTTTCATTACTTCTTGTTGCATGCATGGTAACGGGAACGGCATTTGCTGTATTCGTATAAAGAGTTTCAGTTAATGAAGTAGTTCCACGATTGAATGCACGAACTTTTGTTGAAATAAACTTAGAGTTTTTTGGTTTGATAGAGCGCAAATCACTATTGGTTGCCATATTTAGTATCTTTCATTCCTTGAACGCTGAGCGCGCTCAATTTGATACATAACTTCTGAAGCCAGAGCATTGACATCCATATTTGGAGTGGCATTGATGACTAGATTAACCGTAGAGTTACTGCTTGAGGATGGAGCCATGATTGGAGCACCCATGTACGGAGTAGCCGTATCGCCAACAGGACCATTTCCTGGTACGACATGAAGATGGCGGGCACTGCCATTGCCGTGGAATTCTGCAAATCCGCCAGCCTTATTGATTGCCTGACCATATAGTCCAAGGTTTTGACCAACGAGGTCATAGGCTCGTCCAGCGGCGTGATCTGAAGACATAGAGCCAAGAGCATTAGTTCTAAATCCTGATGTCACTGTACGATTTCCTGCAATCTGAGCATCAAATGCGGAGTGCTTGCCCATTGTGTTGAGCATATTTCGTCGGGGACTTGCAGTGTCTCCGCTAAGTTCGTCAATAATCATTTGAGCGGCTGTATCAAACTTTCCTACCGCAGTAGTAAATGTGTCTCCAGAGTCAACCCACTTAACCATACCAAGACTGAGGTCATCAATAGAGGCGCGTAAGAGTTCTTCGTTTGTTTTTTGAATCTGAAGGTTTTTTGCAAAATCCGTACCTAGGGTATTTGCTAATTGCGTTTCTACATCTGTTCCAAAACTTGGACCCATTGGTGTGGAGGTAAATTCTGGAGTCAGGAATTGTCCACTAGTAAGAGAAGTAATTAATTTCATATATGGGTCCATACCCTGTGTGGTAAGGACATTATTAAGCATTTTAGTTATTTCTTCAACACTTCCACCTTCATAACCAATACCAGCAAGACCAGAAACTAGGTTTTCAGCAGCAGCGCCAGAAGTTGCACCACCCATTCCTGAAGCACCAAAGAAAGCATCAACTAATTTTTGCCCTTCGCTTACGCCATTTTGATCTACTGCTCCACCAAATAAAGTATCGCTGAATGATGTTCCAAAAGTATCAGTCAAAACGCCAAGTATGGGCTTTCCATCTTTGAGTCCTATGTTTGTGGGGTCAAACTGCTTGGCACCTTTAAAACCAATATTGTTATATAAAGTCTGGAATGCCTTAAGCGGATCTCCGCCAGAAGCAATAAGTTGCTCTTGTGCTAACGCTTCCAATAGCGCCGCTCGGTCCTCTTGCTCTACCGTTCCAGCAATTGCCTTCTCGCGGAATGATCTTGATACTTCATTAGCAACTTTAGGTGCATTCAAAATATCTAAAGTTTTTCTAATATTACTAACAGCCTCTGAATATGCATCTGTTAGGTAATTTTTTAAGTCATCGCCAAAACGCATGGTTGCGATACCAGTAGCGGCAAGAACATCCTGAAGACTTAAAAGTCCGTTACCCAATGAAATCTCTGCGGAGTTTGCTAACTTTGTAATTTGTTCATTAGTTAAACCGCTTGCTTTGGCAAGATCCCCAAAACGAGCCTCCATCAACTTGATTCCACCTTCAAGTGAGTCTTTTTGCACATCAAATTGTTTATTTGCTTCTTTTAGTGCGGTTCCACTTTTAATTTGTAGATCCGCCATTTTCTGTGCATTTTTACCGAATTCGTCAAATGCCTTGCGTGCTGTAGCAAGATTATTCTCGCTCAGAGCAGTACTAATGATTCCTGAATAATCTTCAACAAATGAGCGAGCGGCTTTTTTCGCCTGCTTTTTGTATTTACCATCTTTCATAAATCCAGTAACTCCGCCGATAAGCGCACCCGCAACAGCACCAATAGCGGCACCAACAAGAGCAGTAGGTCCACCAAATGATGTTAAAGCAGCACCAACAGCGGCGCCACCAAGAGCGCCAGTAGTAGCGCCAGTTGCAGTAGCAAGGTATCTATTTCCACCAGTATGTGTATAGGCAAAATCTGATGCTTCGCTAGCGGCTGACTGAGTAAGTATTGTTCCACCAACACCAATGGCACCAATTCCCGCCATGGTACCAGCACCCATTTTAGTGGCTCCTTTGGGTAACATTCCTGCCAATTGTAATCCCGCTGCGCCACCAATGATTGTTCCAGTTACTGTGTCTCTGACCATTTCAGGAGCGCCCATTTTACCTAGGGCGTAGTTTGCGCCAATTCCAGCACCAATACCTATGCCAAGTTTAGAAGTAAGCATATTCTTTGCATGCTTTCCTATAAATCCTCTAGCACCTTTTGCCCTCTTTCCGTCCCCAAGTAAAAACATTGGAGCAACGGCGGCAAGAAGTCCTAAAGATCCTCCAAACCCTCTTCCTGAAAGACCCTTAATCATAGAACTAACACCACCAACAATTGTTGAGATAATGTTTGCAAAAATCGTAAGAGTTGGAAGTGCTTCCATAAAAGCAATACGAATAGCACTGAATAACTCAAAAATCTTGGAAATTAGTTTTTCAATAGAGTCACCAAACTTTAAAAAACTACTTTCGTTTTTTACAATGCTTTCACCAAATGCTTCAAAGTTCTTTTTAAGTCCGCTACCAAGCGCCTTGATGATTCCACCAAGGAACTTATTAATAATTTTACTAGCAGCGCTAAATCTTTGTAGATACGCAGTAAAAGAACCAAAGGCTGATTTTACCTTTTCCCAGAATGATGCGAATGATTTAAAGAAACCTTCTTGTCTTGGGACATACTCTCGCATGAACTTCACTAAGAACTGCGAAATAACATCTATACCGTTAACAAATTTGTCTAAAAGTCCACCTTTCGCGTATTCGGCAAGAAGGGGACTAATTGCAGTAAAGGTCCGAACCATGATGCGTCGGATTTCTTCAAACGCAACCTGAACGGGCTGAATAAACTGAGCACCAAGGTCACCAAACATGACCTGCATTTGAGTAATAAAGGATTTAAATTGACCTAAGAGTGAGCCTTGGACAGCATCAGAAGCACCAGAGATCCCAGCCTTCTTTGCAAACTCACCAGATGAGAACATCTTAATGAGTTCTCCGCTAGTCATCTTTCCGCCAGCAATCATCTCCTTGTAAGTTTTTTCAAACTCAGGACCGATTTCTTTAGCGGCACCAGCGACTTTTGAACTACTTAGTTCCTCACCCTTTTGGATAAGTGAAATAATGTTTGCTAGCGCACTTGCACCCTTTTCAACATCCCCAGAAGCGTAGGCAAAATCAAGTAGTCCAGCCAAAGCGCCACTTGTTGCGCCAGTGACTTTTGAGTTCTTTGAAGCGGCTGCAAAAGCCTGAGTAAGACCCTTCATGCCAACCTCAGCAAGACGAGCATCCCCTGTCATTCCCCGCAGGGCGGCGCTAGATGCCTTGTAGTCCCCGCCATAGCGACCAGTGGCTTGAGCGGCTACAAACTGACGCTGAGCGGCGGCTACCGTTGCTAGTGCAATGGCAGCAACTGCAGCACCCTTGGCTAGGGCAGATAACGCAACTTGGTATGACTTGGCGGCAAATCTACCAATTGCCAGCAAGCCGTTGACCGAAGATAATGCCAGCGCAAGACCAGCAGTTTCAATTGCCGCGCCAATCATGGCAAATTTGTAAGTCGTCTTTAGAATGCCTGCTAGACCTTTTCCTGCCTTGCCTGCTTTTTTAAATCCATTCCCAGCACCATCTGCGTCTTTTCCTAATTTTTGAGTGCTTTTGCCCGCCTTAACAGCAGAGTCGTCAAGATCGTTTAAAGCATCTCCAAATTTTCCAGTTTTGATGCCAGCATTCTGTAATTGAGCGTTAACGAGTTTTGCCTTGGCAGCAAGTGCTAGGAGTTTGCGTTCTACCTTGTCAATGCCGCCTGTATTAGCATCGGTATCAATTTTTATAGTGACTTGCTCGCGAGCCATTGGTACCTCAACTAAAGTTTGAAGGCTGTAAAACTATTTGTTCTTATTCATTTTACGCTCTTGTTCAGCCCTATCAGCCTCAATAACTTTAGCACATGCATACCTAATAACCCATTCTTCATCAGAACAGTTAAGTAATTGTATAGGGTCAGTCCCCCATAGTTCGCCAAGTCTAGCGGCTGCAACAATCCGCCCGTCCGAGACTAGAAAGTCTAGGACATCTTCGTAGGGTCCACCGTCTCAACGGTGTCTGAATACCCCGCCGCCTCTAGGATTGCTAGAGCCGCCCCTTCAACATGGGGGTCAATGCCGAAGAAGGCACGGACACAATCTGGAACTGGACGAGTCGTGCTAGTCATCTGGAGAATGGCTTCCGAGGCAAAAGTAAGACCAACACCATCCTCATTGACTACTTGCTCTCCATTAATGAAGATTCCCGTGCAGGTATGACCAACCACAAAAGCGGCAAAGCGAGTTGCATCCATACCATTTTTGGTATCTTCACCAGCGTTTTTACGCCATGAACGAAGTTGATGCTGTGTAATGTTTGGCGAAACCTGAACAGTTACACCGGGGCGTTCTGGGACTTCAATAAATACTGAATCCCGTTCAACCTTTTTGGTAATTACTTCTTTTAGTTGTTCCAAAACGCTAGGAGGCTTAACATCCTTGACGACTTGCTTTTTAGGGGTGTTATCTTCTGAAATGGTGAAAATATCGTTGCTCATATTTTGAACCCTAGCATGAAAGAAGGAGCACCTAGTGGTACTCCTTCAGTCAAACTATTACTAAATTTTTAATCAGGCTGTGACTGTGGTTGATCCGCTGATAACACTCTGAATGCTGAAGGTCAAAGAATAAGTAGATGGGGCACCACTAGCGGCATCGCCATCAGGCTCTGTCAATCCAACAAGCAACGCCTTGGAATAGGTGCGCTGAAGTTCTGGGACTGCAACATTACAGTTGAGTTCGTCAATCTGAATGTCGTAATAAGCACGACCGACCATCTGGCGAAGGCTACCAAGGAATACTGCATCAATGCCTGAGTCATAGTGACGAGTTACCGTGATGTCACCGATTTCCGCAGGAGCACAAAGCACTTCTGGGAACAACTTTCCACCAATGTAAACCTTTTCAACCGAAGCGGTAATTTCACCACCAGTTACCTGAGCGTAATAAACAAGGCCATTATCTGCGCCAGGCGTGGGAGGGGCTTCAATATTTCCTGACGATGATGGGCTAATTGATGCAACAATTTGCCTCTGCGCGATTTTGCTCATAGTTGTTCCTTGCTCCTTATCAGACTACTGATGCTGTGAGATTTGACTTAGTGACATCAACCTGAATCTGGTCACCAATGCTAGAAATACGGACTCCGACCTTAGCCTTGACTAAACCGCCAGCCAATTGCGAAAGCGGGTTAATGGCATCGCTAACAATAACAGAGTAACCGTAGTCAATGCGACGACCAGTACCATCAAATGCCTCATACAAGCCACCAGCGATGCGGATTGGCTCCAACATTGCAACAAGGCGACCCTTGACGCGGGTAAACAGTGCAGAACGACCGTCAATCGGTGAGAAAATCAAGTCTTCCAAAACTGACTCTGATTGAGCAACAATAAAGTTGAGCATTTCGCGAGCGTTCAAGAAGCGATAGTTATCTTCATCATTGGATGCAGAGCGAGCGCCATAGACGCGAACACGACCATTGATGATGCGCAAAGTGTTAACTCGCGACTCATCCAAGGTGTTGCTGATCGTCTTGGTTACCGTATCGTTCAATCCAGTCAACCAGCGTGATTCCGTAACAACACCAGCGTAAGCCGCCCAAGAACCAGTACGGTTGTGGGCAATTGAACGCTTGGCGGCTACGAAACCTTCTGGCGAAATGACGATAGCGGTGTCATCATCGCGAGTTGCCTTGACCCATGGCCAGAACAAACCACCATATTCTGCTGTAGCGACTCCATTGTAAGTAGAAGCAGAAAGTGTACCTGTGGAATGTGTTGCCGCTTGGGTTGAGGTGTAGTTAGAAGGTGTTGACAAAATTGCCATGCGCTGATTTTGATAGCAATGACTAAGAATTGCTGCATGAATCGTTCCGATATTTGCACTAGTCACCAAACCTGGCATTGAAACAGCACCAGGACCAAAGTCGTAGCCAAAATCATCAAGAGCGGCTGTCCAGTTGGAATCTATAATGGTTGCAACTTTGTCATCACCAGCACTGAATGCCAATGCGGTTGCTACATCAACAAATGCTCCACCATTGGCGACTGCCGTGATGTATTTTGCTGCCGTGGCGCTACTGTTGATCTTATTTACAAGAGCAGTGGCTGTTGCCGTTTCTCCAGAAGCATAAACAAGTTCACCACTCAAATACAACTTAAGTGTTTTTCCACTGCCAATACTAGTGATAGTTGCCGTGAGGTTACTTGACCATGAGCCTTCGCCAACAGCAGTGAGTGTGAGTGCGGGAGTAGTGGCTGGCAAAGCACGAACGCCAGCGGTTGCTGATGCTCCTACAACTCGCGAAACATAAACCTGCGCTCCACCTTCTTCAAAGAAGGTCTGCACTTGCTGATGCACGACTCCAGTTGAAATATAATCACCATAGATTGATTCATAGTCGGAGAGACTAGTTACTAGTTGTGCTCCACTAGACGAACCGCGCTGGGTGATTCCAACAACAAACCAAGTAGCGGTTGGCGATTGGTTGATTGTACTCGGTCCTGTTCGGACTGATGTGTTGACTACGATTCCGGGCATCGTGCCTTCCTCCGCTCCCATAACTTGGGACTAAGTTCATGACTTTATGAAGTATACCTGGTCTAGTGCCTATATTTTGAACAGGTGAAACTTACCTGTAACTATTGTGACCGATTATTGCTATATCCTAGTGGAACAACTGTTATATATTGTCAAAAGTTTCTTGAATAGCAACATCTACGACTTCTGTTTCTATGCTCGTTGCGCTTGGTGCGATAACTGGAATACGGCTTGTTTCTACGATTGTCACCGTATATCCAAGATAAGCGCCAGCCATAACTCGCTCTCCCTTGATGAGTGTAAGTTCTGAATATTCTTCACGAATACTTGATTCGTCAATCATTACTTCCAAACCCTCTAAATCACCACATTGATTGAGTGATGGACCATCAAGAATGGCAGAGCGTAAAACTGTTATCAATCGGTCTCTTTTAAGTGTTGCAAGATCACTTTGGTCATCTTTTACCCAAATATATGTTCTCATTGTGTAGGCGACACTAAATCTAGGGTCATATAGGCGCGTATAGTCGGTTCGCTCCAAGCCATCCATTGAAATTGCCACGGTAATTAAAGTAGGCCATGCGTCAATTGCCACAGGTTCGTAGGCTAGGTACTTTTTCGGCTCAGGAAGTTCTTCATCATCAAGGTTCCAAGCATTACGATATTTAATAAGCCTATCTGGTAAATCAGATTCTAGATATAAATTGACAAATTCTTTTGCCTTATGGGGTCCCTGCATCGTCATTAGAGCGTCCCATTAACAATATAGTTAGCGGCTTTTCGTGACAAGTCTTCACTGAAGCCTCGGGGTTCAAAGATAATTTTTCGTGCTGGCATCTTTGTAGTCCCATATTGATGAAACTTTGCATACTCAACATTTGTACCAAAATTTGCAAATGTTGGAGTAATAACATTAGGAGGACCAAATAATGATGTCAAAGAACGCATCAATTTACCAGTAGGACCTGCTAGTGGGGGGTGCGTGTATGATTCTGCATCACGCCTCGGTGCCCATCCACCCACTGGTAAACCGCCAGTAGCAAAGTTTTCTGCATTTGCTAATTCAAGCATTTTCTTGGCATAAATGAATAGTGGCGTAAAGTTCTTTGAACGCAATTTCATGGTATTTAGGCGCAGGAGGGCTTCCTTAATATCAACATCAATATCAATATCAACACTCATACTCATGAGACGCGAACTCGCTTCCATCGCTTAACGGAACGAAGTTCTTCCTCGGAAAATCCCGTAGTTAAGGGGGCAGTATTTCTGGTTTCAAGGTCCTTGATACCAACAACATCATCGTGCATGTTTTGCATTTCGCGAGCCGCTGCTCGTAAAATTAATAGTCTAAATATTTTAATTTCAGAGCCAGCGAGACCTGCCGTATATTCAATTTCAATAGAATCATTGGCAAATGTTCGGTAAATATCTACACCATAGCGCCTAACGACATAATCAGTACCTTCAGTCAAAACTTCAGGAACACTACCCGGAGTAGGCGATGTGACGGTAATTGTCTCAACGGAAACAATTGGCGAATTCCGTGCATAAAGCGTGTATGGAGGATGGAACCATGTCATTGGACGCTCGGTCGTATCCAGACTGACATCGTAAAAGAAAGATGAAGTTGGAACGCCAACACTATTTGACTCAACAACATATGTTTCCGTTAATGAATTTACTTCAATTGGACGGCGAAGCCACGCCTCTAATTCACTTTGGAGACCTTCAAGGACATATTCAGCAGCATGAAGTTGCCGATTGCTCAGTTTAATGTCCATGTAACGCTCTAATTCAACAATACTGACAAGCATTCTGCACCTTCCTTACGGATAAGTTTACTATTTAATGCTCGGCTTAGAGGTAAGAGGCTAAAATCTCATCCCATTTTTTAGCCATAACTTTTACATTTAAGGCTTCAACTAGTTTTCTATTCTTTTTTGCCTCTTCAGAGCGGGCAGACAAGTTGGTCATTTCGGTTAGATAGTTAACCCAGTCATCTTTGCTTGAGGCAAGAAAACCAATTCCATACTCATCGTGGAGTCTGCGGTATTCAGGCATATCAGACATAACTACAGGGATAGATGATGCTGAGTATTCAAGTGCTTTAATCCATGATTTTGCACGATTAAATGGGACATCATTCAGCGGAGCAACTCCACAGTCAAATTCAAAAGACAAACGAGCATAATCTTTTGGGTGATGCATGGGGGTTAGGGTTACATTTTTTCGTTCAACGCCAACTTTGTCAGCAAAATATTCCGCTGATGAGTTATGCCCAGAATGATGCAATCGCCACAGTGGATTATTTAGTACTCCATCCAAAATTTCAAGGTCTCCAGAACGATGCGAAGTTGAACCAACCCATCCAACTTTCATTTTTCTAGGACGATGAAAACGCTGACGAAAATCTAATGGCGTAACACAATTCTCAATCAAATGAACATTTTTACATCCAAATTCATTTTTGAGTTTTTCAAAAATATAAGGCGTACTAGTTGTTACGGCATGACCAAGTTGAATGATCTGTTTATAGAAATCTATGTTTTCTGTTTTGTTAAAATCTGGGTGCGTTAGTTTGTATGCTTGATTATCTTCGTGGAGTTCCCAGTACCAATCATCAATATCATTAATAAATACTTGATTTTTGTTTAGATTTTCTGCAAGTTTTTCAGCAAGATTACTAAACATTAACCGCTGTAAGACAATAATATCGCAGTCATAGTGACTATTTGAATCCCAGTCTCCAATACCAAATCCCTTTTGTGGGTGATAAACCAAAAGACCAGTAACAGAATGATATTTGAGATGTTTGCGATTTTGTTGTATGCGGACCCAATTAGCACCACCAGGTACTGGATGTCCAGATTGGTCAAGCATTGACTGAGACCAATCAGTTGAAGCAAATCCTATTTTAATCATTTTACTAGTATGAGCCATGTATTTCCCTTATTTGTGATTCAGGGAAATCCTAGCACGCCATTTATGATTACCCGTTACGGCGAAGCCTATCTGGAAGCAAATCTCGTCCAGCGCCCTGTGGGTTGCCAGCACCGCCAAGGCGCTTATTCATGCCTCGGAGAAGGAATGCAAGAGCGCGTCGCCACCACGCAGGGCGACGACCTTCACGCTCGTCAGGTTCAACATCTGGTGTACCACCGGGTATAGGCATATCTTCTCCTAATCTCTAAAAGATTTTAGCACAATATAATAACCTGTTATTGATTATCCGTCGGCGTTCGGTGGGCGCTCAATAACAAGAGCATCGTCTTTGGCTGATGATGGTGCCTCAATCGGAACCCATGCTGAAGAGTATTTATGTTCTGCAATATTTTTATCTTTCAGCATTGTGCCGTCAACCATTAGGTCAATTTCATCCATATGCATGACAAACATTCGTTTGATGTCTGCCTCGCTATATTTGCGTGACCGAAGAACCTGCTGAATAATCCGCGACAACTTCTTTGCGACCACCTCGCCACGAGAACGATTAAGTCGGGCATGAAGAATCATAGCCTCAATATCATCACAGTCAACATAAACAACAGGTACAGTATCCTCTGTAATTTTTGATAGTTTATGTAAACTTTTACTAATTTGCCACCTATACGAACCGTCAATAATTACATTTTTTGACTTCTGAACAATTAGTGGCTGAAGCCACCCATAATCCTCCATAGACCTTGCTAGTACCTGTAAGTCAGGCTTCAAGATATATGTTGTACGCCACGAAGCCAGATTTAATGTAGAGCCATCAACCCACTCCATTTGTCCATTGCCTAGCATTCCAGATTTGCCTTTTCCAAAAATTCCCATAATTTCTCCTACCGTGAATCGTCTTGATAATCAAGTGCGTCTAATTCGGCCAACTCTTGAGCCTCTGCCAGACGCATAGTATGTGCTCGTGTTTTTGGTCCAATAGGGTTTACTGAACTGATATTGAATTCATTAATTAATAGATTTCTAATCAACCAGTGGACTGGGTATGAATAAGGGTCTTTGCGATGCTTCTTTCTAAATTCTGAAGCAAATGCCATTGCCCGCTGTTTCAGCCCTGGTGTAATTATATTGTCATCAATGCACAATTGCACGCCTTTCCAACCTCTGAGGGCATACATCTGAATCATAAGTTCAAGGTCAAACTGTGACCACAAACGGCGCTGTGCATCAATGTGTGGAAAACACTCCACTAGTCTGTCGTAAAATTCTGGTTCAGTTCTAACCACATCTTTAATGCGGCGGATGGCAACTGAGTGCAATGGAATACCAATACGGCTATTTGAGCCAGACAGAGCAGCGTGGTCGTAATATTCGCAGTATGAGGCATTGTGTTCCTCTGAAATAAATTTAAACACATCGCTTGCTGTCCAGTCATAAATTACCTTGGCAAATCGCAAGGGAATTGACTTTTTCATTTTGAATGGGATATTGATGTAATTTTCATTTAATTTCTGAACACATGCTCTATATCTGACCATTGACTCGTTGGCTCGTACACCAGTCAAGAAAGCAACACTTCCCGACTTTCCTTGCATTGTGTAATAGTCAATTGACTCTGGAAGAATTTGATCTCGTGTAAGTCCGAAATGTTCAGCAGTAATTGCCCACGGCGGAATATCGCGGTAGAGACGACCTTCTCGTTCTCGCTTGGCGGACCAAAGTAAACAAAACTCTCGCCTACCTAGAACCCAGACTTCTTGACCCATTGGCATGCAATACCATTCCATGTCAACCCAGTCGTAATTGCGTACTTCTTCAATATATTTAATAGTCAAAGGCGAAACCATTTCTTCGTCTCTGAAGATTACTTTTACTGGACCCAACCCTCGTTCTTCATGAATTTCTTTCGCAAGATACAAAACTGCTGTTGAGTCTTTACCCCCTGAGAATTGAACACATACCGTGTCAAAAGTGTCGTAGACATGTCGGATTCTTTCGCGAGCAGCCTCAACACAATTGATATCTAAAAACATTCTTTGTCTGGTCATTATTTTCCTTAGCGATAATCTGCGTGAGCATCTAAAAAGTTAATAAGTTTTTCTGCAATTGTGTCTCCATCGGTGGAAGGATCACTTCTTAGCCATTTAACAAATGCATACCAATGACCTTGCTGGTCAGCGTTATCAAAAACCAGAGTGTATTGAACTACTGCATTTCTAGTCCCCTGAGCGCCAATGCTTGTACTTCCGTTAGCGGCAACTTTCCTATCATCCACTGATTGAGATGGAACCAGTCTTGAACCCTCATCAGTATGCTCCACGGCATATTTGGGTGAGTTTTGCATTGGGTCTATTAATACTGGAGCGGTGTAACCGATTGTATTTTCTTGAGTCCGCTCAATGCGATTAATTTGTTCGTTAATTGATGCCATTTCAAACATATCCCAACCTAAATCCTCAAGTAGTTCGGGGTAGATTTCATCAATATCCCCAAGCAATGATTTTAGGATGGATGGGTCCGTGTACCCAAGTTCGTTCGTTCTGTTGTCGGCAAGTGCAAAAGCAATAGCCCTATTATCGTCTACCTCGTATTGCACGGCAGCAATATGCGTCCAACCTAGTTTTTGAGCGGCTTGAAACTGGTGATTACCAGCAATAACCGTCATTGTTCCGTCCTCATTCGGGCGAACAACAATTGGCTTTAGTTGACCAAATTCCCTATACGAAGCAATGATTGCGTCTAAGTTTCCCTTGCGAGGGTTATTTGGTAATGGGATTAGTTTTTCTATATCAACTAGCAAATTAGTTAGTGATGCGTCAACTTGATAATCCATAATTTCTCCTTAGGTTATGGCATTGTCTGTGCACGGACATTAGCGGCTAGCGTGCGTAGGGCATCAATGCTTGTGCGTAACGAATGAAGGCGTTCTCGTTTGCTCTTCACTAATGCTTCGCTAATTTTATATTGCATTATTAAATCCTGCAATTTATAATCAGCCCATGCTTCGCGCTCTTTGATTGATCCTTTTGCGCCAAGGTATTCTTTAGCCCATGAAGACTTCATGTTTGCGTCTTTGATAGCGGCATCTTGCGCTAAGGTTTCAAAATTTTCTGTTTCATTTTCTAGTAAGCCAGTGAGCCGAAGAATTTCTTCTTCTACTTCAATCTGACTAATCGGTCTGTTTCTGTTCAATTTTTCCTCCAATAGTAGACCAGTCTATTTTCTGTAGACTGTCAATGCTTTCCTTGCCCCATTTATATCTGGGTCGTCCTAGGACATATAAACCCATTTCTTCAAGAATCCATGCATCACACATATCATCAGCACCCTTACCAGCCCAAACAATTCCTGTTTTTGCCGATATTGATGAGACTACTTCATTTTTTGAAGCATTGCCACGACCTGTAGCAAATTTTGCTCTACAAGTCGGAGGTACTACCGCAAATGGTATTTCTAGATTATGTAGACATAAGCGGATTGCCCCACCTAATTCACCGATTGAAAATGCCTGACCACTACGGCTCGCAAAAGAGTATCCCTCAAGCACGACCAATGGTTCATTTATTTCAAATAACAATTTCGTGAATTCGTTTACTATATCACTCAAGCGTTGAGTGTCTTTTGATTTAACAGCAATTACTCCCTGTTTATTGTCACATGCCCATCCCGTGGATGTTAGTGAAATATCTAGACCAATTACTGATTTCATTTTTTCAGTCTACTTGGTTGTGATTTTTCTAGCGGACGATAAAATAATTGTTCGGAGGGCGTAATGACACTAAGCAATGAAGCAAGAAGAGAACGAAGCAAGCAAGCGCAAGTAAATCGTATGGGGTATAGAAACCTGCCAGTCATATATGGCTCAAAGACTCATATGGTTCTTGAATTTGCCAAATTTTTCAACCGACCCGTTACAAACAGGGAAGTCTTTGAGTTTTCTCCACGATTTAAGGAAATCAGAGAAGTAACAGACGGATTTAACGACCTCAGAGTAAGAGGATTGGCAGTAAGAGTTGGGGACAAGCATCAAATCACAAAACTTGGCATTGATGTCTTGTACCTATGTGCCAGAATACATGTAGAAAAAACATCTTCTTACACAAGAAGCGTTAAATATTAACTGGTGGATATAAAACTATTTGCTATAATTTACTTGTCCGCCTAACACGACAAAGGAAAAAAAATGGCAACAGGAGTTTTAGCCCCATCAACAATTACCCTGACAATTCCGGGTACCCTCAGTGCTTCAAGCGTTGTCACCATGGCAATGCCCTTCAATGGTCAAATCACTGGCGCTACTGTTGCAGTGACTACCGCACCAGTAGGTTCGGCGCTCACCGCTGACCTCAAGGTTGGTTCAGTCGTTGCCGCTGCTTTCTCAATTGCTGCTGCTGGAACTTCAGCAACGGGAACTTTGACTGCCGCTAATGTCAAGTTTACCAAGGGTGCCCTTGTTCACCTTGATGTTGCAACGGTTGGTTCAGGTACCGCTGGTTCAAACATCACGGTTGCATTCACAGTTATTGAAGGCTGATAAGTCAGTCCCAAGAATGTTTGGCTAAACCGAGGTCAAATGCTAATTGGGGATTATTCCCGATTCGTGTGTGACATTCACGGCATACTGCCATCAAATTAGATTCGTCAAGGATAGACCCACCTTGAGAGCGTCGGACTAGTTCGTGGATGTCTCTACTAGGGCGACGAATATAAACCATAAGATTGTCATGTTCGGCAAAAACTGGACATGCCTCACACCAACGCCGTTCCTCTAGTAATTTTTTTACTAGAGGAACTCGTTGTTTATACAGTTCTTCAGTTTTTTTAGAACGCTTTTTTATTGGTTTTCGGGGTTTCATGACTTAATGTCAGTCATCAATGACATCTTCAGCCCTAATTGTGTTGAATGTCCACTTACCTTCAAGTGATGCCCATAAAGCCTCATCAATTGAAGTCGGTTCAATATCATATAACTCAATAAGCGCTTTATGTTTTTTGATAGCGTTTTCGTAAAGCATTACATTTTGACTTGGGTCATTCTGAATTGTTCCAGTTTTGATCATTAATTCAACTTCATCAAGCCTTCGCTCAACATGAAATTTAAATCTTTCAATCTTGCTAGAACGAGCGGAATAGGCAGACATTGCTTCTGTAAGCAATTTTGCACCATCAGCGCCGAGTGCTTCATATCTTTTTTTGTCAGACTCAGAATCAAAATAAATTGCATCTAATTGCTCAGATAAACTTAAACTCAAACTAATTAAAGAGCGTTTCCAACGATCCCAGTTTTCTTTTTCTGTAAGAATGCTTCTTTGTGATTTAGAAACTTTATTTTTTACTTCTTCTGCCACAAGACGCGCAAATGCATCATCGTTCATAACTTCCCTTATCTATTTAGTCCAAGACGGACAGATTTTCTTAAAATTACACCAATTACAAAGAGGACCTGTTTTTGTTGGAAAATTTTCATCTTCGCAGTACTGGTCAATTAAGGACTTAGTTTTAACAATCTTATCAACTGTTGTTTTTACTATATCCTGAGTTACTGGAGTTGTAAGGACTTTTGGTCCAGTGAGATAAATTAAAGAAACTGTCTCAGTTTCCCCAACGCCCAACTCCTGTAACATTGCCGCATATATGAAAAGTTGCAAAAACTTATCATCCATATAGCGTTTATCAGGTATCTTGCCTGTTTTGTAATCCTCAATAATAAGCGACCCATTGTCAGACTTCTTAAATCTGTCAATAAATCCCTTGACGGTTACGCCTTCAATTGAACCATATACTTCGCGTTCAACATCAACAAGATTGGTGTCTTGTGGATCTTCAAGTTTCCACAGATTCTCTACGCACCACCATGCTTTCCAGCGAAACTCACGACCATTTAATCTTAGTTTGCTAGTTTCAGCCTCGTAATACTCTTCCCATTTCAATCGCGCTAACCCTTTAGCCATATCAATTGTTCGTTCATTTGATGGCAAAAGGTATAACGCTTCAAGAATGTCGTGGACAAAGTTTCCAAGAAGAGTATGGACTGTTGGCGGTTCCATCATTCCATCAATTTTATTAAACTTAAATTTTAATGGACATTGATGAAATGTGTTAATTGATGATGGCGATAAGTGTGGGGGTGCTACAAGCATTATTCTGCGCTGTCAACAAACTCTGGAGAAATAGTCCCACCAAGATGAATGCGAAGTGCTTCTACTGTAAGAACTTCTAGTTCTTTAATAGTAAATTCGCTTGGCTTTGGAATTGCTCGTCCATCGCTCCATGTTGACCAGTAAGCGCGTAAGTCTTTAACTTGGTCCTCGGTGAGAAGGTCTCTGATTTCCTTGAAACGATTGTACTTATCAACAACTGGGTCAATTTGCACTTCTGCGTGAATTACTTCATCCATTTCAATTGCATCAGCATCACGAGCAAGGTATAGACCTACTCCAAGATGTTGGCATGCCTTTTTAAGTGCGTCAGAAACGGCACCCTTAAATTCATCACCTAGGTCAAGAATATCGCCACTCTTAGTGCGCTTGATCTTGGTTCCACCAAATCCAGCATGGGAAGTATGGAACATAGATGTGGCACCTTCGTCATAAACATCAACACGAACATGTGCAATTACCCATTCAGGGTCATTCTTGTCTCGTTCGCAAGATACAACAGTATGTGACCATCCACATGGTCCAAATATCCTGTTCATTCGTGTAATAACTTCCGAAATAGGAATATAGGTAAGGCTTGCCCCACCTTTTTTGACTTGGCGTTCCATTTCTATTGGGAATGGATCAGATAGTTTTTCGTATAAGTTTTCCATGATTTATTTACCCTTCCTTAGTGAGATACTTGGTTCTGCTTCGCCTGACTGACAGTAGTCGTCGGCATTTACTCCAATATTTGATAATGCTGTTACTCGCCAATATGACGGCTGAACATAGTCAAGCAGTGCAGTAATCATTTCTTTTGTAGAAAGTACACGCTCGCCAGTATCCATGTCAATAGCAAGCGACTCAATTTTTTCCGAAACTACATCTGCCAAATCTTTATGCTTCCATGCTTTTCGGTTCTTGTCCCATTTTTTTTCAATGGTGTCACCCGACGGAAGAACGACCATTTCTGTTTCGGTCATTTCTTTTAGCAAATGATGAGTCAAGGAGTTATAAATAATTGACAATTGAGTTTTAAAGTTTGAAATCTCAACAGCCATTTCACACCAATTTTCCAGTGTAATTTGGCTTTCTTCTGGGCTTTTTTCTTTTAATGACTGAATAAAATCATCAAGAAGAAGAATTGCAGATTGGAAATCACCAAAATGCGAAGCCTTGCCTGTTTCGTTAGTATCTTGCATTTTTCTCCTAGTAAATAGTTATGTACTAGAGGATTATAGTCGCCCTACCCCTCTGAGGCAACCCCAAACCTGTTAAATGCGTAAATGCTCCTACGGCGGAGTCAACTTGGTCATCGTGGTTGCAAGCCTCGGGAAAAGATGCAAATTCGTCTAGCCAGTCTGTAAGCCAAGCGCCCCTGACCAGACGGACATTGCCATTCGCTACAGCGGCGGCGAATGGGCGAGCGCGCGTAACTTTGTCGCCAGTTGCCCTTATTCCCATGAAGTCGTAACCTGGTAATACATATCGGGCATATTGGTCAATTAGAGCCTTTCCTGACGAACCAGGTTCCTGCTCCATTCTGATAGTTACCGCATTACCATCTTCATAGGCTGTTTGTGCAATTAATTGTTCTACTTTTTCGCCTTTAACTCTGGCTTTCTTTACATCTAATATGTAACTTATACCCGAATCAAATAAAATTAATGTACCAACGGTCCAGTCGGGGTCTGGGTTGCTATGTGATGGTTCAGTCGCGGCGCAGTCCCAGAACCTAACAGCGCGAGCATTAGAGGCGATCTGAGGCACCTCGTGGGGGTCAATAATGACAAAGTTCTCTCGGTCAAACAATGTTCCGAGTGAGGTCGTAAACCAGTCGCCCTCTTCTAGCCTGCGACGCTCAATGGGGTCCAAAGCCTGCAATGCCTGCCGATATGACTCAGCGTCAATGCCGGGGTTGTCGTGGAGTTTAGAAGGGACGAAGATCCGCCCAGTTTCCATTCCTTCAACGATGAATCTTTGGCGAACCCAATTGGGTGCTGGGTTGGATGCTGACCTCATTCTTAGCGGAACCTGCGCCAAAGCGCCTTTTGCTGGACGGCGGAGACGCGAGAACATATACCGATAGTCGGATTCTCGGATTTCGGTAACTTCGTCCATGCCAATAAATTGAAATTCAGCACCCTTGTAGCGAAGGTAGTCCTGCTGGTTATTTAGGTATCCAAACGATATGCGAGCGCCAGAAGGGAAAACAGCAGTATAGTTATTAGCATTCCACCTAACATTGTCATAGTTCGCCACCCAAGATTGGAATCTGTCCATGATTGCACCAGGGAGCGCAAGGTCGGCATATGTCCTACGGAAAAGAATGGCTGAATAACTTGGGACATCAACATACTGCAAAGCAGACATTAACAAGGCGGAACTTTTACCTCCGCCAGCCGCCCCTCCAAAAAGTGCCTCCAGAGCGTAAGTCCGAAGAAAAACCTTCTGAGTCAAGGAAGGCTCCTCAGGGCAAAACTCAGACATTTTCGGTTCTAAATATTTTAGAATTGATTCCCAGTCAGCCATACCATTCCCTCATAGTCCATAAGATACATTAGTGTTAACTAACGCCTCAGAGGTACATGTGAAAAATTTTCTGTCAAAATTTAAAGGCAAACCATGGCGCACAATGGCTGCGGACACTTTAATGATAACATTTATAGTGCTTACAAGTATTGGAGCATACATGATAGCACCGCCAGTTGGACTAATTACTGGCGGCGCATGTTGTGGCTTATACGGCTTTCTTTTGGGGTCTGAATAAATATGGCTTGGAATTCACGAAACACCAAGGGACTAAATTCATCTGAATCAAAGGCCGCCTCGCTCGGTCCTGGCGCTCCTGTCGCACAAAACCCCTCCATGATCGGTAGGGGTTATAAGGATTCATGGGATATTGAGCGTGCATACCGAGAGGGAATGCAGAAAGTAACTTGGGTTTCGCGTTGTATTGATGCAATCTCAGGTAACCAAGCACGGCTTCCAGTCATTCTGCGAAAAGACAATAGTCCTAGTGGTGAAATTTTTACAAAAAAACATGAAATTTTAACCCTTCTTAATACAAAAACAAATATTGGCGAAAACTCATTTATTTTTAGGTATCGTTTATCTAGCCAACTTTTAATGTCAAGCCGTGGCGTGTTCATTGAGAAAATTCGTGGGCGTGATGGACGGTTAATCGCACTTAACCTGCTTCCACCGCAACACACTTCTCCAATCCCAGATGCTAAGAAATTTGTGTCTGGTTATGAAGTGATGATGCCAAATGGTGGAAAGATCATCATTCCCCCAGACGATGTGACATGGATTCGTCGCCCCCATCCTCTTGACCCTTATTTGTCAATGACACCAATGGAATCCGCTGGTATTGCCATTGAAGTAGAAAACCTAGCAAAGTTATATAACCGAAACTTCCTGCTCAATGACGGTAGGCCAGGTGGTCTTTTAGTTCTTCGTTCTGAAATTGATGACGACGACAAGGATGAACTTAGAAGTCGTTTCCGAGGAAATATCAATAAGACGGGTTCAATTACGGTTATTTCATCTGATGATGGTGCCGACTATATTGACACCTCTTCTAGCCCTCGCGATGCCAGTTACATTGAAATGCGTCAAATAACCAAGGAAGAAATCCTTGCCGCATTTGGTGTTCCAGAATCCGTCATCGGAAACGCCGCTGGACGAACTTTTAATAACGCCGCCGAAGAACTTCGTGTTTTCTGGATGGAAACAATGATGCCCCACCTTGAGCAAATTGCTCGGGCATTAGATGAATTAGACGAAGAATACTACATTGACTTTGAAACTGGGAATATTCCAATCCTAATTATCGCCAAGCAAGAGCGTGAGCGATACAGCAAAGATGAATTCCAAACTGGTCTTATCAGTATTAATGAATATCGGACCGCCACTGGACGAAAGACCGTAGAGTCAGATATTGCCGACAGTCTCCTCCTGTCCCCGAACCTTGCCCCAGTTGCAAATACAGAGAAGCCTTTTGATGCCGCTCAGGTTCAGCCTGTTGATATGGCTGGTGGTCAACCTGGTGCCCAACCTGGTGCCCCTGCTGGTCCCCCAGGCTTACCTATGCTTGGCGCTGAGCCACCGCCAGAAGGAGAGCCTGTTGTGGGTGAGGCGACCCCAGTGGGCGAACCAGGTCCAACTGACCAAATCGCACCAGGTGCCTCGCCGGGGCAAGAAATTGAAGGAATTGCACCTGTTGCCAACGCGGCACCGGGTCAACTTTCCGCTCGTCATGGAAGATTTGAAGTCAAAACAGAGAATCAAGCACTTGATGCTTGGGATGTCAAGGCTGAGCAAACTACAGAACGATGGTCAGAAATTCTTGATCGTAACTTAGAGCGTTATTTTGAAAGACAACAAAGGGTTGTTTTAGAGAAGGCTCTAGGTGCAAAGGCGCGCAAGTTGATGAGTTCTCGTGAATTGAAAACAGAGGATGTTTTTGATACTCCTGTCTGGAATAGGCAAATTGCCGACGACCTTGGTCCTGTCTATTTAGCAATTCTCCAAGATGCTTCTGAAATTTCACTAGGTGACTCTCAAAGTAGTAAAGAATTAGATGAGCAACTTGTTAAAGAGTACATTGCACAGCAAGTTGAGCGAACACAAAAGGTCAACGACACGACCAAAGAGGAAATTGCGGCTGCTTTACTAGTTGCCATGGCAATTGCCAACGAGGACGAATCTGACAGAATGAGCCTATTACGGGCAGCGTTAGCCGCTATTTTCGCTAACTTACTTGGCAAGCGTCGTCGCGTAATTGCCGAGCATGAGGCTTCTTCGGCTTTTAACGCTGGTACTTACTTTGCTGGTAAGCAGTTAGGTAAGTCTTCAAAGACTTGGATTACTCGCCGTGACCAGAAGGTTAGGTCTGAGCACACAATTCTTCATGGCAAGAGTATTCCCCTTGGTGAAGGTTTTATGGAAGATGGCGCTTTATTGAGGTTCCCTGGTGACCCTACCGCTCCGCTTCATTTGACTATCAACTGCCGATGCAGACTGAAATTCAATAACTGACTTTACTGAAAGTCGTACTTTACTGAAAGTACCTTCCACTAGCAGTACCCCTATTGCGTTTATGATTAGTGTGTTAGTTACATGAGGTGAAAAATGCCTGTACAAGAAGCAATAGAATTCAAAGCAATGCCTGGTCAAATTGGTATTGACGAGGCTAAAGGCATCGTTGAATGCTTCGTTGCTGGTGTTGGCAACAAGGACAGCGTTGGCGATATTGTTCTTTCTGGTGCCTTTACTGAAAGTCTGAAGCGACGCAAGCCACGAGTCGTTTGGGGTCACGACTGGAATCACCCAATTGGCAAAGTTCTAGAAATTTACGAAGTACCTGCTAATGACCCTCGTTTGCCCGCAAAAATGAAGCGCGCTGGAATTGGTGGTCTTTATGCTCGCGTTCAGTTTAATTTAAAGGCAGATAAAGGTCGCGAGGCGTTTGCCAATGTCGCGTTCTATGGCGAGGACCAAGAATGGTCAATCGGCTACAAAACTTTAGATGCTATTTACGATAATGGTCGCCAAGCAAATCTACTTCGTGAAGTAGAACTATATGAAGTAAGCCCTGTATTGCACGGAGCAAACCAACTGACGGGCACTATTTCTATTAAAGCAGCAAAAAAAGACGAGCCAGTAAACTCTTTTGGAAAATCAAAATGGGTGATGTTTGATCGTGAGTTTGCAAGTCGCCTAAAAAAGGATTATCCACAAATTTGGGCGCTCGGTGGAAACATCAAGGGCAATGACCAATATCGCATATTGACACAGATTGCCGAAGCGGGCGGAGTTGCTAAAAATCAGGCACAGACAAATGCATTAGAATTGCGTGAAGCATGGGTGGCGCGCCATGCAGGAGATTTCCGACTACCTGGCGTAATTGCTCAAATCAAGTGGTTAGCAGTGGGTAGTCGCGGTGAAGACCACATGAAAAATGTAGTCCGTGAAGCCATGCAAAAACAAGATGCCAAAATGAAGGAAAAGACATTCCCAGCAGGGGAAATGGACGAAGAAGAAATGCCAAAAGGCATGGTAGGTCGTCAAATGGGGATGGCTCGTGCTTTGGCGATGGAACTTGGAAATAGGTTTGGTGGTCCTGCCAAAATTCGCCATGCTGATTCAAATATGGTTGTTTTTGACCACATTATGGATGGCGTTCCAAGCACTATGCGTGTTGCTTTCCATTTTGACGGTGAACGGTTTATGTTCGGTAAACCAGACCGCGTAAAGCCTACTGTCGTGTATATGCCAGAAAATGAAGATGAGGAATACTCCAAGCCTTCAAAGCCAATGATGAAACCAACTAATGCTGGCAATGTTTACGACGATCAGTACGAAGATGAGGATAAGCCCGTCTGGATGAAGCCTAAGGCTTGCGGTTGTGGCGGGAAAACTAATGCGTCTTCGGAAATTGATGATGCATTTGACAGTTTCAAATCTCTTTTTTCTGAAGAGGTCAAGGCTGGTCGTGCTATCAGTTCTGGCAATCTTGAAAAATTGATGCAGGCTATTGAATTAATTCGTGGTGTTGTAGCAGGTGGCGGGCGAGCCGAAATTGAAATGAAAGATCCAAGCGCCAACATCTCAACTAACATTGAAGACCTATTTGGAGTTAAGCAATTACTTGACCCAGTTTTTGAATACCATAATTTAAAAACACTTGCAACCGAGAATGGTATTGAAATAAAGGGTATAGTTTCAAGTAGTGCAATGAGCGCCATCAACACGGCGCTTAGTGTTTCTGATTATGATGCTGAATTGGTAGTGGAAAATAATTACACCGATAACTGATTCAGGAAAGTAATATGGACACAGAAAAATCTTTAGTAAAAATAACAACCAAGTATCACTGCATGGTTTCTGGAAAGAAACAAATGGAACCATGCGACGGATGCACAAACCCACAAGGCTGTCTTTCAAAAGCCATGCAATACAAGGAGAATGAAGAAATGGACGAACTCAACGAAAAGGCTATCGTCAAACTAGATGCAGACGGTGCTGTCGTAAAGTGCGCCAAGGGTCTTGGGGCTGCTGAATGTGGCTACAAGGCTGGAGCAAAAGTTTGTGGTGCTTGTGGTGCAATGGCATCAATGACCAAGGCTGGCATGATGCCAGATGCCGAAGAAGACGAAGAAGAAGAAATGTCGGATGACGACACTTCAATGATGCCCGATAAGAAGAAAAAGGGTGGCATGGGTGGCTACGCAATGGGCGAAGATGACGAGGAAGAAATGATTCCCGCAAAGAAGAAGGGCGGGATGGGCGGATACTCCGAAGATGACGAAGAAGAAATGATGCCCGTCAAGAAGCGCGGTATGCCAATGGTGGATGCGGAAATGGCTGACGACGAAGAAATGATGCCTGCTCCAAAAAAGAAGAAGCCAATGATGATGGTTGAAGACGAAGAGGAAATGCCCGAAGACGAAGAAATGGGCAAGACTTGGATGATGAAGCCGAGCAAGCGTTCGCGCATGATGGCAATGAAGTCACTTGAAGTGAAGTCTGAAAATGACGATGTTTACATGTGTCAGTTGGAGCGCAAGTCGTACCCATCGGCAAGTCAGATTTGCGAGAACTGCCCTGGTGGATGCCAGACAGAAGGCGGCATGCCTGGCTTGTTAGATGTTGAAGGCGTTGGTCTTGGCATTATTGGCGGAAAAGTACTTGACTCTGGTTACTCATTTGACGACGATCTTTTTGTTGTTCAACTTCAGGCAAAAGATGGCAATACATGGGAAATGATTGCCGATGGTCAAAGTGGTGAAATGTTGCGCATGGAGCGCATTAAGACACCAGACTTTGGCATTGAAGGCAAGTCGGCATTTGATGAAGAAACCGCTTCAGACTTTGGAATCGTTTCAGCATCAGAAGCAGTTGAGATTGCATTGAAGTCGCTTGAAGCAGAATTTGATGTAATTGGCGATGTTGTTTCAACTGACTCGGATGTATTCCTCGGTCATGATGTTTACTCAATTGAAGTAGACGCAATGAATGGCAAGTCATACGATGTCTATGTTTCGCTTGATGGACAGTTTGTCGGTCTTGATGAGTGGACTGCTGATGAAGCAGAAGAGATTGAAGCAGAGGCTGCTGAAATTGCATTGAAGCGTGCATACGACGAAGAGTCACGCACAGACATGGCTAAGGGCGGTATGGCAATGCCTGACGGCTCATACCCAATCAAGGATGTTGCTGACCTTCGTAATGCAATTCAGGCATACGGACGAGCCAAGGACAAGGAAGCAACCAAGGCGCACATCATCAAGCGTGCAATGGCTTTGGGTTCAGAAGATTTGATTCCTGAGAATTGGGTTCCGAAAGACATCAAAGACAAGTTCTCTAGTGAAAAATCTGAAGACAGTCAATTTATGGCTTCCTTGATGGAGTTTGAACTTCTTGCACAAGAAGAGAATCTTAAAGACATTCTTTAGTCTCAAACTCAAATCAACGAAAGGAATCATTCATGTCGTTTGATTTTTCACAAGTTAACGGTGTCCATGTAAAATTGGCAGTATCCCCTGATGCTATTCCTCAAGAACGCATCACTGGGGACATTCTCAAGGGGCGTGGACCGCGCCGAGGTAACTTGGAAAGATTACTGCGATACTGGCGACCCATTATGCGTAAGCCAGGTGGATTTCGCCGTTGCAAAGTCATTCTTGCAGATCACCCCGAATTATTCCCATTGAATAATATTTGTGCGTGGCTTCATCATGAGACTACTGGCTTATGGCCAAACGAGGGATGCCATCACCCTGGTATGAAAAATTGCCGTAAGAAAATTCAAGGTGTCGTTAGGGGTTCAGTTATTAGCGATAATGAATTTGCTCAGCGTCTTTCACGGCTTCGTGGCGATGGAAAGTCTCTTGACTCCATGTATGGTTACGATTCTGAAGTTGTAACCGAATCAGACTTTGATCACGCAAAGAGCGTTCTTAATGACTTCATTGAAATGGAAAATAAATTTATTATCTTTATCAATGATGACAATAATTGGCTTCACGAAGGTCAAGACGAAGATGGAAATTGGTCTCCGCATGATTGGATGAAGCCAGAAGGTCACGAAAAAGACTGCGGATGCGGGTGATTTAATTGGAAGATAGTAGCCGCAGGGAAAATCATCCTGACTGGGTTCAGGCAAGGGTTAAATCATTCATTCAGGACACAAAAGTTGGCACTGTCAGTTCTGGTTCTGGCGTAGGACAGGCACTACAGGGTGCAGTTTCGTATGTAACTCCTGGTGATGTTAGTGGTGTAACTAGCCCTGTTCGGTCTCGTCTTTACTCTGCCATCACTCCTGGTGGTCGCGGCTTGCGTCCTCGTGTCAATAGACCAAATGAGCGCGGATATCGTTGCCCTGAGGGATATCAGTTTGGTGGTCGTTTTACTGACTCTAAGTGGTCTACATGCGGACGACAGTTATTTGATATTCCATCACTATCACGGACTTTGCTCCAAATTGCTGATAACGCTATTCGTGCAGGGCGTGGTATTGGATATCAAAATCCCGACACAAATCCACTTGGCGGAGCAGAAGTTACTGGCGTTTCATTGATCCAAAGCCGTATGGCAAATGTTCCTCGTGTTGGTGCTTATGATAAAAAGAAGCGTGACGATGGCTTAAAGGCGGCAATTGACGAGTTAGTCAATCCATTGGCTCCAGCGTCAATGATGATTCGGCGCGATGGTTTCCCAATGCAACCAGTCGTTTCTGCTGGAGAATTACGGAAAGTTCCAGACAATCGCAATATGGAAGGCGCGGTCTTTCTATTGTCTGCATCCAATATTGATTCTTTTGGTGGCGATGAATTGGGTTTATTGTCAAATACTGGCGTGAGCACTTTGATTTATGTTCTACCTAATGGTTCTACTGTTCGTATGGATAAAACCCGTGCGTTAACCGTAGGCGAACGGCGCAAGTTGGGCAAGACTGTCAGTTCGGCATCCAAGATTGACAATAGTAATGATCCATTGGCTCGTCTAAAAATGGTCATTTCAGACTCTGGTGGC